TGATAACAATTAACGAACGGAGAAATTAATGCCTACGGATGAAGTAAAACAGAATTATGGTTACACACCAAAAGCAATAGGAGAAGTTGCCGCCACCCAAATCGAAGTGGTCGATGCAACTGACACTCTATCCGACAACGTAGGTGCTTTCGGAAAAGGCGGAATAGAAGCCCCTGATGTAACAGTTATCGAAGACAACCCATTAGACGAAGGGATGAACGTAGAGGAAGTTCCAGACGAATCATCCGATATGTCTGAAACGCCTTTCGATGACGTAGGATCCAAACAGAAGTTAATTGATTGGGCATCAGATGATCAGGGCAATATTGCCAAAAAGCCTTTGATGAAATACTTCTTGGACGTAGATGGAGGACCCGGACAAAGCCCACTGAACTACAGATATCCTGTAGGCGCAATAACCAATGGCTCCGACAATCCTCAATACTGCCCAATTGCCATGGATCATTCATGGGATTTGGCATCTGGGAAAAAGACCGGCGTGGTAAACCGAGGCATTCAGAAGAAGATCGTACTGCTAAAACAACGAGAAGGTTATCCATTGAATGACGAACAAAACGAATTCACACAGAGGCATATGAGTATCCCGGAGATCCGAGTGCAGTACAACGCAGCGGAAAGGGATTCGGGAGTTCTCAATGAAACTGATGATTATATTGACGTTTCCGTGATACCGATGAGAGAAGGAGTGTTCACCGGAACAGATGGTATACCGACTTTAAAACAATTCGACGTATTCAAGGGAGACGCACATTGGCTTGAAGGCCAACCAATTTTACACGGTCACACGGGTCCAACGGAAATTGTAACTTACAAGCATCACAAACTCGGAAAGTTGCTAAATGTAACGCCCCGAGAAGAAACAAAAGACGTTTCTGCGGTAGCCCGTTACTACAAGAATAAACTTACTCCCGATGATATCGCAAAGATCAAGTCTGAAACTCCATACGACGGATCAATAGCTTACACCACCAACACCGTCCCTGAGGAGGGAGATTGGATTTCACCAAGTGGCGAAAAACAACACTACAACGCGGTTGAGAAAGACGGTTATCATTTCTATCATTTCGCCGAGGTCGGCGAAGGCGCATGTTCTGTTGGAGACGGGTGCGGCTTCTTATTGAACGAAGCCGGGATGAAGCTCGACGGTAATTTCTGGGAACCAGCCGTACAAGCATATCTGGAGAAATTGAATAACGAACTGGTTATGGCAGAAGACGACGCTGAGAAGAAGCGTCTGACCGCAGAAATAGCGAGATGGACAAAACTTCAAAGCAGACTAGGCGGAAAACAAAATTCAGCGGAATCACAATCACTAAGTGAGGAAAATATTATGGTTAAAGAACAGAGTAAGGAACCTGTGGATCCTGTTATCGAAGAAGTTGCCGAGGTAAAAGAAGACGCCAAGGGCAAAGGTACGGTAACGGATAAACAAGGTAACGAATGCTTACCATTCGAAATGAAGGGCGGAAAATGCCCGAAGGACGCAGAAATGACTGATGAAACAGCAAAGGCCAATGAGGCCCCTAAGGAGAAGTCCGTTCAGGTAGAAGTAACTATCCCCGAGGAGTTCGCCCAGAAGATGAATGCAGCAATTTCCGAGAACGAGGCTCTAAAGAGCAAGCTCGAGGAAACTACTGTAAAGATGAACGAAATGGCGACTAAGGTCGAGGAACTCATTCAGAAGCAGAATGAAACAGAGGAAATGAATAGGCAATCCCTTGAAAAGAGAGACTTCGACGCATTCTGTATGAGACTGAACGCTGCAAACAGGACCCCCGAAAAAGCCAAAGAGCACTACGAAGCCTTCAAGCAAGAAGGATGGGCTTATTTCGACGCTAACCCGAAGATCCTGAACACCGGCGTACCTCTTATGAAAGCGATGGGCGTTCCATCGAGTTCTGGCGAATCTAAAGTAGAAGAAGCCAAGAAGAGAGTTCACATGACTCTGAACAGCCGCCGGGTACTACCAAGTCCTTGAGGAATCAGGAGATCACAATTATCAAGATTTAAGAGGTAAAAATTTATGGCTGCAACAAGTTTAAATGGTTACGGACACGGATTACACCAGAAGGGTATTAGAACTTCTCGCAGCGGCGCGATGACAACTGGCATCGTCGCAGCTGGAGAATATATTGCCTTTGGTGCGATGGTGTCTAGAAATGCGGACGGATACGTCCAGGCAACACCCACTGCTAGCTCCACGGTATACGATTATCTAGGATTAGCATGCGACGACGTCAGAAAACATCTAGTAGATGGATTCTATGGCCCGGGTGGAGAAGTACCGATTCTAGTGAACGGTGCGGGAATGGGCTGGCTGCTAGGTGGACAAACAATTGACACCGGTAACTTCGTGAAGAACGCTGGGGCTATAGGAGCCGGCACAGAAGGTCTCGGTGTTCTGATACCAGAAAGCACCCCGAAGACCAGATCACTTCTAACAGTTGGAAAGTATATTGGACAAGCTGACATGGGCGACGGCGCTTACGCAGCCGCATGTACAACCTATTCCGGAACTACAATTACTTTCGGAAGCAACGCTATCAAGGAAGCTATTCTATTCCAGTCTGGTGACTACATTGCAATAGCCCAGAGCGGTACAATCTCAGAGGTAAATAGAGTAGTTGACGCTGAACTCGGATCGACCACTATGTCAGTCGTGAAGACAGCAACAGGCGCTTTCACAACTCCAACGATTTACAGGTTGCAACCGATGGAAGTATTACTGTTATGAGGTCTACTAATCACGATTAGAAGGTTTACAAAGAGGTTAAAAATTCATGACTGATAATACATTGAGTTACGGTTCCTTCATACCAGAAGAATTCGTTACGATCTGGTACCAGGATATTAACGAATATGAGCTACTGTACAAGCAAGAGTTATTCGCAAGAAATATATTTGCATACCGATCCGTTGGTCCAACCAATGACTTCGATATGATTACCTATTTCAATGCGGGAGACGACCTTGCTCAGGTAATAGCGAAAGGTGCAACACCCGAGCCATTCACGACTCGCGCTCGCATAGTCAAGCACGAAATGTTCTGTATTGCAGATGGTTTCGTAGTCAACGAGAGAGATCTTATCAAGCCCGACGGCGCAAACATGAAGTCCAAGGAACTTGATATCGCCCTCGACCGTATTCACGGCAAGGAAGACTACATCGCCATGAACGGCGCAACCACAATCAGCGCAGATCTGCTTGGAATAGTAGGCGCTGCTCGTGCAAACGAACTCGGAAAGATCACTGCTGCTGCATCAAGCGGCGCAAACGTCGCTAACATGGGTGCATGGGCTGGAGGGGATGACACTAGAGATCCCTACGAAGACATAGTGAATGCCATGGACAAGATGCAGTTCACCGCAAAGCCTTACGGCTTAGTTGGTAACAGGCACTCCTTGAAATGGCTTAACACTCTAGACTCGGAAAGGATAGCATTCACAGATCATATCGCTCCTCTCTTCGGAAAGGCCCCAACAGACCGTTCCTGGATGATAGAGAGCCAGTTCTGTGCAGACGGTTATGTCTACCTAGTCCCCAAGAGCCCGAAGTTCGGCGAGTTCGTCGTAAGTGAGGAAATCACCATAAGCGACGACTATCCGAAGCAGCCTGGTGGGAATTTTTGGATAGAAATCAAGGAATGGATAAATCCCGCAGAAATTCACCAAGTGACGGGCTACGTTGAGGTGCAAATTACCTAAAATTTTTACACAACGTTGGATCGTAGGTATATTTTTCCTACGATTATCAACTTTTTATATCATAAATTTAACTTAATCCTATTCTACCAAACCAATATCTGTTCCTCTAAAGATGTACCAACATTCTGAATGTCTATTGTAATACCATTTTCAAATTTGTATTCTAATTCTTCTAAATCATCTATCATCACTATTCTAACGTTTTCGTTCGGGTACAAAGTGTAGAACGCCAACATCTTCTTCTTATCGCTCGGTCTCCAAAACCCTTTCGTCTCTAGGTACAAATTGTATTCCACGCAGTAGAAATCTGGGTAATAAGTATCAACACCTCCTATATCAAATGATGTTTCATATTCCCAAGGAATGAGTAAGTCATCCAGTAATTTTGCCATCCTGATTTCATATGACGACCTTAACCAAATTTGTACACCATTTCTCTGTAAATAGAAACCTCCCTTCCCTATACCAGAACCTTTTGCAGCAGGTCTACCGAACATTCCGTTATTCTTGCCGGTACGGTTATCTGTTTGTATCTCTCTATATTCTGGATCCTTCCACGCCTCTTTCACACCATACGATATCTTTGCATTCCTAACCGGATCCTGGCATGCCTCTTTCTGCCGCTGCCTAACATCTTCCCGATCCATGGGATTATTCTCTTTCATGAACTTCGAAACCGCTTCTCTCTGCTCTTCAGAAATCACTTTCCCGGTATTGCCCAGTCCTATCTTCCTTCTCGTCTCATCAGAGGTTTCATGTCCCATCAACGCCTTCGAAATATTTTCAGCGTTCTTTCTGACCCTATCATCGGTTTCTTTCGTCTTGCCCTTATTCCACATCGGAGAATATGTGTTCCTGGCAACACTAATACTCTCACCCGCCTTGGCAAGCCGTTCATCCGTTTCTTTGGTTAGACCCTTGTTCCAAGAAGGTATGCCTTTCTGCTTATCTGAAAGGAATTGTCGGAGTTCCGGATGCTCTTCTAAGTTCTCTAGAACACTCTTCGATATCTTCTCTTTCACTGCATCCGTTCTAGGCACGCCCTTCCTTAGAGCATTAGTAGCGCATCTTTTTTTACAAAACCTAGGATTATCCGTTGGTTTCTTACAACACTCACAGGGATGTGTTCGGTTTATCTTCACTCGTGGTATTCCCTCCCGAGCATCTCCAGCACATTTGTGACTACAGAACTTCGGATTACTCGTGAGAGTTTCGCACCACTCACATGAATGCATAGAAGCCGTTTTCTCCGCTTCTAGCGTTTCGTAACTTTTTCCTTTCAACGCCTTTGAGATCTTCTCAGCAACGTCCTTATTCTTCGAAGGCCCATCTTCACTTAGCCACACCGCATAGCAATTCATATCACAGAAGTGATGCTTCTTATACATATGACACGGAGATACCTCGACATCCTTCGGGCATCCTGGAGCGTCACACTTGACTATGATCTTCTTGTTTACCTTATTCTTGCATCCTTTCCTGGTCATACGTCCTAATATGTCACTTCATCCTATATAAACTCTTTGCTAACCAATCCATTTTACGTACACTCGTATGTTGATAACGAGTTCGCTAATCCCGATCAGTTATCATCATCACGAAAGCTTACACACGAACAAACACATAGAGAGGTAAAGAAAATGACACAAGATAAATTCGGCAAACAAGCCGGACCATCCAGTGAGAACATTCACGGATTATCTATCGCAGCAGTAGATGTTGCCGCAGATAAAATAGTCTTCGCAGACTATTCAGCATCTCCGACCCTAACCGGAAAACTCTGCACAATCTCAAGCCTAGCTACCGCAGTGGCCGGAAGCGGACTAACCGCTACAGACGGAGTTCTTTCCGTTGGTGATCTTACAATGGCCGCAAACCTAGACGACGATCCACACAGCATATTCGTGGTTTATGGTGAACACGACTTCCATGCAACAACCGCGAAAGATACAGATTTCGGTGTAATTGGATACAAATGCACTCTAATTGGTGGATACGTCACATTAACGCAAATAGCGAATGGAACAACTACAACCCCATCAATCACACTCAGCATTGCAGCATCAGGTGCAACTCCGATCGCAACAGCAATCACCATTACAAATGCCAATACAGCAGACGGCCAGAGCAATGTTGTTGGAACAGTCCGAACGGTATTACCGATATCGCCAGGCGCTGCCGTTGACATCGCATCTACCGCACACATCTACGCATACACCGCCGCAGATGCCGCAGCGGCCACAAGATCGACCGGAAAAGCAAATGTAGTTCTGTTCTTCCAGAAGAGCGCATAGAGGACTTCAAGGTGAATTCAAATGGTCACTGAAAGGTTCTCGAAACATGACGGGCCAAATTCTGAAGCCCGAGTCGTAAAAGGATTAGGTTCGGCATCAGTAGCCGTAGCTACAGACTCAGTTCCATTCGTAGACGAGTCCAACAACCACGCAGGAAAACGCACCACGATAGCACTACTCGCTACTGCTATGGCAGGAACCCCTGCTGTAACCGGCGTAACCGCAACATCTGGTACCCTGGCTATAACCGCGTCTAATCTACTTACTGCCGCGAACAATTTAGCCGGCGATCCTCATAGCATCTTCACGATCTACGCAGATCATGATTTCCATGCAGCCACAGTCAAAAACACAGACTTAGGTGCGCTTGGATATAAATGCACTTTAATCGGCGGCTACATGAACGTCTACGAAGCAGTAGCAGGCGGAGCAGGAGCAACATCCACCATCACACTCGGTAAAGCGATAACCGGCGGAACTCCTGTTGCAAACGTCGTAACAATCACAAAAGCGAATACCACTGAACCCGGTTCAAACATCATTGGTGCAGCCAGAGCAGTTATACCGGTCACCGCTGGAGCGAGCATGGCTGCTACAGACCACATTTACGCATACACTGCCGCAGAAACCGGAAGAACTGCTGGAAGAGTACACATCGTGCTATTCCTGCAGGTCGTAGCATAAACAGTAGAAACGCTCTACTGTTTACACCCTTTTTACTCGTCTTTATCCCACTTTCTTCGGAACTCCACCTCTTTCTCAGCTTCATCGAAGAGGAGCTTGACGTAGCCTTCTATGTGCTTTATGAATTTACGTCTCTGTTGCTCGGTCATCTTTCCGTATATTCTGACATATCCGACTCCATATCCGCTAAGGTCTGCTGTCACTTTAGGACTATTACCACTTGTGTCTTCACGGACATCTACAGTAACTACAGAAGGAGTCAGATGCTCATTCTTCATCGCGAGCGCCTCAAGTTGATACGCTTTTGTCATAATTAATGTGTAAGTTGTTCGAGCTTAAATAACTTTTGGTCTACCTTTTACGTTTTAACTAATCTGTATAGAATAGAACGAACAAACTTAAGAGGTATATTAAATGACATCTTTGAAAACAAATAACAACGCCACTCCAGGAGTATCAAACTCGACGACCGGAACTACCACGGATGCTTATGTCGCTGCCCTAACACTTGTGTGCCTCGGATATAGCCAGAAAACGATAATAATCGCAAACACGGATACTGCAAACTCTCTCACATTCAAGGCAGACGGTTACGCGAATCGAGATAGCACAATCAGTTATCCTATCCTAGCGGCAACGATTCTCGCACACGGCGACTCCTACAAGTTAGATATCACAAATCCGTACGACCAGATCATATTATCAGTGGTGAGCACGGCTGCACCCGGAAGTCCAGCGACCTATCAGATAGATCACGTATTGCAGAGGTCAGCATGACCTCGTATGAGTGGACAGATTGGACAGGACCAGCAAAAGAGACCTTTACACTTTTCACAGAGAACCCGAAATTCCACGAGTTCGGTCCAATAGCGAGAACCGCCGTGACCGGCTTCAAGAGGGAACTAACAGATTTCAAAGGAGCCGTAGTAACCACCCTGTCAACAGCGTCAGGCTTCAAGAGGGAGTTAACAGATTTCACAGGACCCATAGGAAGTGTCCAGTCAACAGCGTCAGGTCTGGTTCTAAGACTCGCGGAGTCCGCTTCTGGAGCAGTGAGTGCGAAGTCAACGGCTGGAGCGCATATTGAACACACTCCATAGGGAGGTATTTTATGATGGACGAGACCAACGACACCCGAAGAGACGCAATAAGTGTAGGAATCAAGGGATACGTGGATGATAAGTGCGTCGACATCAAAGAGATCATGAACGCGAGGTTCAAAGCACTCGAAACCAAAATTCAGGCTCAGCAAGAAGCAACTCAACGCGCCGTCGACCGTGCAGAGAGTGATTACAATACGAGGTTCGCCTCTACCAATGAATGGAGATTCGCATTCAAGGATCGCGAAGCGAACTTCATCACCCGGGAAGAACTAAAAACGCTCATCGAAAAGGTCAACCAAGGAATATCCCGTGCTGAACACGACGCATTGATCGCACAAGTGAATTCCAAGAACGATGCAATGGCAGAGGCCCTCGGAGAAAAATCAAAAGCACTTGAAGCCAAAATATCCGAAATGGGTCGACAGATGATGGCGATGATCGGTGGATTACTTGTAATCGGTATAACTCTCGCCATAGAAATTTGGTCTGGAAGCCACATATAAGGAAAGTTAAACATGTTGATTAATCCAGAACTTCTGAGCGAGTTAGAAACGATAACCTTTGCATTAGCATCGGTTGTATTTTTATTCATGTCGTGGAAGTTCTATGTACTCGGCAAGTACGTCGAGAAGCTAGAAAAGAAGCTCCAAAAAGCAAACGGAAAGATAGAAGAACAAAAAGCAGAATTTATTTCTGCGAATTACGCAACACAAAGGTGAAAGAAACTGATAACCAAAAACTATTTATACTATCAAAGATAAAACTATGATGTATTTCTAGATATTTTGGAGTGTATAAATATGCCAGAAGGAGTGCATAACCGATCGTTGACCTTAATCCAACGTGAACAACGTAAATGGCGTAAGACACACGCCATACCTATTAACTTCTGTAAGATTTGCAAGAAGGAAACCACGAATAACAAGAAATTTTGCAGTGTAGAATGTCTTAACGAATGGATGTCAACTAGTCTAGAATACAAAGAAATAATGTTAAAAGCGCACAACACACCAGAATTCATAGCAAATCATTCTGGTCCAAACAATTCAATGAATAGACCGGGAGTTAAGGAAAAACACGCAGAAGTGTGTGCATCTGATGCACACAGGGATAAACTATCCATTATAGCGATAGAACGTTGGCAAGATCCTAAAGTACATGAAAAACATTCCATTTCACAGATAGAAAGATGGAAAGACAATTTACAACGTGAAAAACAATCTATAAAATTGATAGAATATTCAAAAACGCCCGGCGCACATGAAAAATATTCCACTGTTCAGATAAAACGTTATGAAGATCCTTCAGAACATGAAAAACTATCCATTGCAGCGATAGAACATTGGTCAAATCCGGCAATGTTCCTACCTGATCACGACGAAACTGCACACTTTAGATCGAAGCAAGAAGCAACGTTCGCTAGAATGCTTAATGCTTTGGATATTGAATGGTACCACGAACCTAAAACATTCAAAATTCCTTCACAATCGCATAATGGTTATCTTCCGGATTTCTACCTACCTACATATAATCTCTGGGTAGAACTGAAGAATCAATCAAAAAACAAACCTCTGTGTGTTGACGATCAGAAGAAGATTGCAGAATTTCACATGATTTATCCGAATGAACACCTAATCATAATGTATAAAGAAGACACAAAAAGACTAGAACATGATCTTGTGTGTTGCGAGCCGTTAGACATTCGATCGTTTGGTACACCTTTACGTTTGTAATATATTAGAAAAAGAAAAGGAGATATAGAATGATATTCAGTTTGTTGACACTTTTTGGTGTCGTTTTTGTGATAATCGCAGTATTTGCTGGATTATTTGCTCACAAATTTTGGACGCTGCGAGACATAGTGATGATCTCAATCGGAGAACTTGCCGAAGTCATGGAATTGCTTAAGCACTATGATGAGATCGAGAACGTAGACCAACACTTGGCAAGGCTTGCGAAAATGGATCCCGACGAAGTTGCACGAGAAATAGAGAAAGGCAATACAATGGCCATCATTGGCAAAGTCGCTGCTAACGTCTTAGACAATCTGCGGAACAGCGTTCCTGGAGGGCACGAGGTCATAGCAAACGCTAGATGCACTCTAATGCCTCCCAATTGCGAAGCACCAAAGTAAAGGAGGATACTAAAATGGCTCCTCCAAAGAATAATTTCCGGATGTACGCCGCAATCGGCGTCCTAATGTCTTTACTCTGTCTGGCATTCGCTGGAATATCGTTCGCGAGTGCAGCAGTCACTGGCCCCAATGAAGACGCCATCTGTCAAGTCGGCGTTTCAGGAATGTCCCCAGGAATAGAAGTCGGTCTAATCCAATCAGGCGTGTGGACACCATCCCCGCAGATAATCTGGTCGATGGGCAAGCACAATCCGTTCCCGGCGAATTCATCTGTTCAGACTAGCAGTTTTGGCATGGCGTGGGCATGGTGGAGCATTGAATTGACGTGGTAAAAGGCGATAAAATGAAATTTCTATACATTTTGCTAGTCCTTTTCCTAGCAATTCCGTGCATGGGTGACCTTGAAGTTCACACCGCTGTTTCCGGACTTGAACATCTCTACAGTTATTCCGAGTATGGACCCGTAAAAGAGAAGATGAACGTAGCCGGGCAATTCAATTACCAGAGTTTATCCAAACAATATAGCGACCAGACTTATCAGTCTACGTTTGATTTCCAGGCAGCGAAAGCTACACTATCTAATACGTACTCCATATCTGCGAGCGACAAAAACGTCGGCATCGGTCAATCTGTGAGTGCTTCAAACCTTAGCTGGATAAGCGCGAAAACTCAGATAGGATCTAACCCCGTGCTGTTGCGAACAGACTTCAAGATTAATGGCAGCGGTAACCTGAACGGTTGGATTGTAGGCAGCACGACTTCAGGTGTGGCAACATCAGACGAAGTAATCGGATTAAAACAACACCCAACTTGGCTGTCAGAAATGAGCGTGAGCGGTCCATTCAACTTCCACCAGGGATTAACAGCAACACCAACACCAGTGGTTCTCGATACAGGCGGTAACTGGTTAGAGCAAGCCGGAACGAAGATATACCCGAACGGAACTGTGACAGCAATACCCATTATTTCCAATGCAAACGAAGGAACCCCCAGCGTGTTGGTTCCAGGCGTAGCTGTTGGAAAGATCGCGACAGTCCCTCCAAATTCTACTGCTATTCCAGGTGCCAAGATAGATGCGAACGGACTTCCCGCTGTGCGTCTCTCTGATTACCCGGGCCTCGCAAAACTAATGTCAAACACGTCAATACCGATTCAGATCTGCCCGACGAATGGAGAGAAATACAAAACAATTGACGACACGACCCTCGGAAAGGTTGATGTCTACTACTTGTAGATATGCTACCAAAAACTATTTATACTCGCAAAGTTAAAATTGTTGAGTATTTTCTAATAACTTTGGAGTGTAAATAATGTCTCGTGGAGTCTACAAACGAACAGAAAAACACAAAGCAGTGACAAAAACTGCAATGAACCGACCAGATGTTAAAGCGAGGCATAAAGCATCGTGTAACACACCAGAATGGATAGCAGCACATTCTGGCGAAAACAACACATCAAAGAAACCTGAAGTTAGAGCAAAGATTTCGATAAATAATGCAATGAAGAGACCGGAAGTTGTAGCAAAATTGAAAGTCAAGGTGAATACACCGGAGCATATAGCAAGTATATCTGGCGACAACAACGTCATGAAACGCCCTGAAGTTAAATTGAAACACAAAGCATCGCACAACACAGAAGAATACAAAATGAAGGTTACCGGTGAAAACAACGGAATACATAACCCAGGAGTCATAGAAAAACTCAAAATCACGCAAAAAGAACGCTGTGGAAAATCTGTAATGTTCTTACCTAATCACGGTGAGATAGTGCACTTCAGATCCAAGCAAGAGGCAAAATATGCTAGAATGCTTGATGCACTTGATATAGAATGGTATTACGAACATCAAACGTTCAAACTCCCGGATATGATTATAGGGTGTCGCCCAGACTTCTACTTACCAACACAAAATATCTGGATAGAATTGAAAAATCAATCAAAAGACGCCCCTCTGGATGATGAAACGCAGAATAAATTGACAACATTCTATAGAGTGTATTCAAGTTGTAATCTAATTCTACTGTACAAGGAGGATACAAAAAAACTTGAACATGATTTAGTGTGCTGTGAACCGATAGATATCCAATCATTCGGCGTACCTTTAAAATCTATAGTAGAAGGAACATAAAGAGGTGAAAAAGACATGTCTGACAGTGTTATAGGTAGTAAGGAAGTCGCGATGTTCATAATCGCAGTTCTTTTGCAGCAAGGGGTTGCATACACAGGAGTTGCTTTTCCTTTAGATGCAACACAAATATACGCCGCTTGCTTCGCAATAGCAATGATGATTCGCGTATTCTGGACCAAAGAAAAGATAACTTCGATAATGCCGTGAAAGTTTTCATAGCATTACCACTTTTTTATTGAGGCATCTTGACCAGCAATGCATATATTAAGTGCTTACACTGCGGAATAGCATTTCCCGACGGTATAAGACTTATTTGCCCTAAATGTATAAAAAAGGAGAAGGACCTCTGGGAGAAAGAACACACCTAGAGTATCCTATTTATTCCGGCATTGCCACCATACGGGCGAGTACTGAAGTCTCGGTCCATGACTTCCCTGTTGATGTAGATTTCCCCGAAATAATGATTCGAAACCGAATCTAGGTTCACCACATTAATTGATGATTCTACTTCGTTTATGAACCTTACAATGTCATTTTCGCTGCGCGGTTTCTGTATGTTACCGGTGCATTGATACTGACTACCGCCGCTATAAGTGTGTGGCGTTCTAAACGACGTTACCATATCAGGATGAAGCAGCTTAACGTTACCGCTTCTGTCCGAAAGTATAACGATGTTTTTTGTGGTTCTCTGTATCATGCCAGGGCTAGCGAACCATGTTTTACCTTGCATCGTGAGTAATCGCAACGCCACTGTAACTCTCTTTCCTACGAACTTACCGCCATTATATTCGGTATTGAACCACAAACTCTCATCACTATTTCTACTGCTGCTACCAATAATCCTTCCGGTTTGCGGGTCTACGGATGCGGATGCTGCTGCACTCTGACTACCTCGAATAAAGTCATTCTGCACGGCTATATTATTCTTTGTGATGAGCGCCATAACCTCTGAAGAACATCGCAAATATGTGGAAGTATCTGGTTCACGATCATAACTGCTGCCTCTGTTACTAGCCTCTGATGCAATGATACCATCTACTGTTGGGTATAATGAGATGGAATTCAGGTTACAACCTACATGCAAGAAAAACTTGCAGTTAGTTGCTTTTCTCATCCTGTCTTCTATCACTTTTCTGGCATCCTTAGAATCAGCGCAGCATATGGCAATAAAAGGTCCAATACCCATAAATGTCTGCAACCGACTGGAGTCAATGACGTACTCGAACTTTTGCGGGACAGATTCCACCTTGGCTGATGCATCCCTCTTGCGCAAGATGTTTTGAACGACATTCGTCTTAAGTTTACCAACCGCACCATCAAGTTCGTCTGAGGTGAACGTGAACCTATTGAGGTTTTTGGCCTCCATAGAATCATGATCAATCAGCATCAGGTCGTATCCTTCTTTGGAGAGAGAGAAGGCTAGGTTAGCGCCTACTCCACCAACCCCTATTATCATTGCGCGTTTGATTTCCTTGATGTTATTAGGCGGGATGCTATTACTCCTAGTCGCTGGTTGATCTTCCTCACGAATTCGATTCCGCGTTGGATTATAGTCGGGCACCACGCCAGTTGACGTATAACTATATCCTACGCTGTTTAATCCTAACACACGCGCCTGAGCATATTCAATCATCGGCGTCGGTTCTTTTGCTCTTCTGCTTGCTAAAGGCGTCCACGCGTTGTTTACTCCCATCGCTGCTTGAATATATTCAGCGTTATTTGACACATCTCTCGCGCTCACGCTCGATTGTCGTGGTCGCCTCATGTAAATGTGATTAGATGTAGGCACTGAGATCTACCGGCTTTATTATGACGGTTTTCGTTGCATAGTCCTCGGAGATAACCTGCACAGCGGAATAGCCGAACTTGTCCTTGAAGTTCACGATATCACCGTCGGAAGGCCTATCTGGTGTAACCGTAGTTCTTCCGGTTCTCGCGTCTTTAATTATCCACTCGTTACTCATCTTCTTTTCACCTCTGTATCTCGCTTTCTGGATCTTTTTTCTCAAACGACGCTGTAAACCCCTTAATCGTCCTTTGTACACCAGACTTTATTATGTCTGGACGTCGTCTACCCATAGCCGCATTTACTACGGGACGTGCAGCTCTCACAGGTATATTGTTATCGACTGGTGCAGGGATCTTTGTCATCGGAATGATGTCTATCACTTTGGTTATCTCGTCGCGAATCTGCTCCCTAGATATAGTAGGTTGTTTGTCAACCATATATTCCCAAAACACATCGTTTTCTAAACCCGGAGTTACTTTTGGTTCAGGAGGCGGCTCTATTATTCTAACCTTCGCGTTCTGTTGCATGACTCTCCCACATGATGTTTGAGTCCTCGTCACGCATATCGTGGATAATCCGTCTAAATTCGCGGTATCGCCATACAGATTCATGCCAGAAGGCGCTCCGATCACCATTTGCACGTCATAATTGAAGTGAGACCTATCCACGCTAGAGAAGAATGCTCCAAACGTTCCGTGACTGTGTAGGTGCCCGATTATGTCACTTGGGCCTTGCTCCAAGATCTCGACATTCGCTCGACCCACATTCTGCTTCGGTATCATGTAGTCTTTTACTACATATTTTGTCTCTTCTTTCTCAAGCAACAAGAACACTGCCATCTCATTGGGTAGGAATTGATTTCTTATTTCTTTTATGTCATTCCAAATATCTCTCGGGAACTCCACGTTCGTGTTCGTCGCTTCCGGACAAGACATGCAGTCCAGGTTTTCTTGGAATATTCTGTTCGTTCTATCTCCTTTTCCCCATATCATATCAAGTATACTCATTTTACCTCCCTAATACATTTGTCCCACTACTGATACTGGTTCAGGCGCTTGTTGCGTTGGTACGACTGGTACTGGTGCAGTGTTTACTGGTTTGTCTTTACCGAGCCAGTGCATAATCTTGCCCTTAATTCCAGAGACTTGTGGTGTTGCTGCTGCTTTCGGTGGTTCGGGTCTCGTCTCTGGTCTTCTTGGAACGCACAGCCTCATAATTTCGTCGCTTCTGCTGAGAATGCTTATCGGGAACGACCCAAAGCTATGACCCGCAAGCGAATCGAAATTAGCAATACACAAAGATGGCTCTATTTCATCTAGGTACCTCTTGATCTCGCGGAAATTATCGTCATTCGGCCTTCTTATCGTGCCAGTGCACTGGTGGCCACCAGACATCGTGTGCGGCGTAGGAAACGGGTCCAAATCGGGTCTGAATACCCTCACTCCCGTGCTTCGTGGAGAATACGCAATAATGACATCCTCCTCGGTTTGCCGGGTGATCTCGGGCTTCACGAAATACGACCTCTGATCGTAGACACACTTCTTGAGGCTGATCTTCGCACCCTTTGCGAAGTACATATGTTCGTGGTATCTGAGTTTAAAGTAACCTTTGGCTTGGTCACTTATCGGAATCTCCGTGCTGCTGATTACCCGTTCTATTTCCGTCACAAATTCATTACGTATTGTGCAACTTCTATTCGATATCGTCTCTAATATCGTCAATATGCATTGTAGGTAGTCAGCTTTTGTTGGTTCGCGGTCATAACTAGATCCCATATTAACGGGTTCTGAGATTAGGCCTTTGACGCTCGGAAACACAGAAACCGAATCTCTATTACAGCCAGCATGCATGAAGAATTTGCAATTCACATTCTGCGACATTGAATCTTCTATGAAACGCCGCGACTCAATGGTGTCCGTCGCGCATATGCACACGAATGGTTGACCCAGAAACTGCATTATATCATCGGGTAGTCTTACGTTCGCCTCGTACCTTCCGATGAATATTGAGATGGGAATACCGAGGAGCGTCCTGCTCTGGTACGCAGCCAGCTCTAACTTAGGCTTACCGAGGTAACTTTTATCCTCGTCGGTTCTAAACAACAGCCGGTTTATGTTTTTTTCTTCTATCACGTCGTCATCGATCGCTGCAATATCATATCCGTGTGAAGCCAGCAAATAGAGAAGATTCGCGCCTACACCACCACATCCGATAACCAACGCTCGTCTTATGCCTGCATATTGTTCAGAGTCTCTTATTACAACTTCCGCAGGTGCTGCTGGTGCTGGTGGTGCGACTTCATCCTCAAGGATAACTCCCCTGCGCTCTTCGGGAACAGATCTCGGAACCTCTCTGATAATCTCCCCGGTTCTATCGTCCGCGATACGGACACCAGTAGCTCCATGAATCGCCGCTTCTTGTCGGGCTCGCGCTTCTCTGATCACCCTATCGACTTCAGCCATCTGGCGACGAATATTATCGTCGGTTGCACCCGGTCTTCTTCGTCGTCCTCCTGTCACGTCGTGTCCCTCCGGCCACAAGTATCCTGTATGCAAGCTCATGCACTTAGATCGACTGGCGTGAACTCCAACAAGTGAGCACCTGCATCATCGGTGGTTACTTTCACCGTGCCGTACCCGAGTTTCTTCTTAAAGTCGAGTATCTGCTTGTCGGATGGATATCCCGACACCACTTGTGTCTGCCCGGTTCTTGAATCTTTAATGGTCCAAGCATCCGGAACCCTGTTGTTATCCATCGGAACATTCTCGACGTTGGTTAAATCTACCGTGTCAGGTGTCGATTGCGGCTGTTGCTGATGATCTTCGTTACTCATTCTCTCCTCCTAATACATCCCGGGCCTGTAGAATCGCCCGATCTCATAACCGATTTCCTGTAACTCTTCTTCAGATAGCTCATCATCGCGATTCACACGAACGTCCCTCAACTTGAACCTCTTATGCTTATTATCGTAGTTGCAGCACAAGTTTTTGGGCTGTTGCCACGAGTACGTGCGTTCTTTTATTTTTTCGAGGCCTTGGATGCCAGAGACATCAAATTGAATCTCAATTTCTGCCTCTGCTTTGATCATCCTGCCACAGGTAGTCTTCTTGTGGACAATTGCGGAATTGCCCTTGTCACTAATAATGATATGCACCGGCCAATTTCTGTGATGGTTGTCAGTGCCTGACGGAGTACACCCCATACTATGATGACTATGTAGGTGCCCTATTATACGGCTGGCTACGTTCGGCGGTATGTCTTCCTCTACTATGTCTGCGTTCACTGATGTGACTTCCTGCTCAGGAATGTAGTAATCATCGATTTCAGGGTTACCGTCGGTCGGGCTGAACGATCCCAATAGATATATCGCGAATTCTTGTCCTTTCTGTAGCTCTTTGATGTGCTGAATTTCGTACCATTTTTGTAGGTCTATCCGCACCTTCGTAACTGTCTCAGGGCACCCGCTACAATCGTCTATATCCTCAAAGAGTTCTTCTTCCTGCCCATCCTTGAGGTATTCTCCGTCGCTATTTGGTTCTTGCGTTTCTTGCGTATTTGTTGTTTCCTCAATCATAGTACATCTCCATCACTTACAGTGGTTGTGTCTCCCGCCGCTGGCTTCTTCGAAACTTTCTTACAATGATCTGTGTAGAGAGCTTCTTCCGTTATGCTGTACGGGTCGTCGCTGGAAATCCGGCTTGCTGTTCTTGAAGGCGTGTTTATCATATCCAACATATCGATAACTTTCCGGATGAACACCTTAGCATCTTCATATTCTAGGTGCATTGGAACCTTCACTTCTCCCGTGCAGATGTTACCCGACGATCGGGTATGATGAGTCGACATAATCGTGCCATTTGCTCTTAATGGTATGATCTCGCCGACGACAGGACTATATGCTAGGACACCGGGTTGACGCCACACCTTTCTCACTGCTTCATCCGTGACTTGCCACAGGATGTGGCCGTCTGTAATATAGTGAGGTGAATATACGAATCTCTTCGCAAGCACCGGACCGTTCTTGTAAAAGAACGTTGACCATCCATCGAAGGCATCTTTAGTCGTCAAGGGAAACAAACGAATGTCCTGGTTCCGTATGCGTTCAAGTTCATCATGGAAATCTTTCTGGGCGGTGCTGATCGCAGTCGAATATTCAGACTTGAGCTTTTGAATGTGGTCGTTAACTTCGTTCTTAAATTCCTGACCGACATCGAAACGTTGAGGTGTCTGTTTCAGTTGCAGCTCATATACTTTGTCGCCGACGCTGAACAGCGGATGCTTGATCCTATCCTCGATCAGGTCTTCCATGATTATCTCGGCGGTAAGTTTAGAGCTAACTATGCCAGAAGAATCAAGAAGTTCTTGTAACATCACAAGCGCCTTTATGAACTTCGTTCTTGCATCAGGATCATCAACAGTCCACCGGAAACTCCTAGGGACGTTCTTCGAGAACGCATATATATTGAGATAAGGATAATTCGGATAGTTCCAAGGCTCGTTCGAAATGTCGAAACGATGGTTCGTTACCCTGTTTATTTCTGCTCTGATCTCCTCCAGCTCTCCTATGGTTGCTGGGCGACTGATCGCGCAGTTTATAGTTATATTAGAACTTCCTTGTGCTGCGGATAATTCAAACATGAAGTGTAATCTCCTGAAGATAAGCTTCTATAGTGTTGTTCTCCGTGGGGTTAACAAAGGGCGTCTCTTCTTCGTCCTCGATCCATATTCTAACAGGTTCTCCGTCAAGGTAGGAAGCAACTGCGCAACATACAGTCAAGTATGTTTTTGCGTCTGGAACTATATCGTAGGACGTCTCAGCACCTGCTATTTCCTCGTCACCCAACACATCTTCGATAGTACGGAATATACTGCCGGATCCCAAGTTGCAGCCAGCGTGGACGAACTGAAGGCCCTTCTTTTTGAGATTCCTCTCTATGACTTCCCGGGAAACTACAGAATCAGTTGTGATGATACAGAACCGACCGGCTAATGCCGAATAATCGAATGATTCATCTACCTTCGCGTGCATGACTGAAAAAGCAAAGCTAGGAATATGCATCAGGGGATTCGGTGCTATGTTCTTCCGGTTATTAATGGTCCTCTGTATGACTTCAGTTTTTGGTATACCAGTATTAGTGAAGGAAATTCCGTTGAAAAAGACGTATCGCCCTAGGAATTTCAGGTCTGAAACATCATCGTCGATCAGCAGTATGTTAATGTATCCCTGCTCTCGCAATACTGACACGAGATTCGACCCTAGTCCTCCGCCGCCGATTATGGCGATGGGCAACGCTAAGTTTGCACTCATTTATGCACCTCCCAATAAGAATGAATAAATTTGTAGATAAGCGGTCTAACCGCATATCTACTTTACCAGTCGATCCAGATATCCGCGCCGGCCTTGTCGAGGGGCGTGATCTTGATCACTTTACAACGAGCATCCTTCTTCACCTTCACGGTGGAATACCCCTGCTCGTTCTTGAAGGACAATACCTGAGTTTTGGTAGGCTCTGCGTCGAACTCTTCCTCATCACCGGTGACGGTGTCCTTTACTACCCAACAATCGGGCTCATCCTCGTTTCCGAGGACTTCTCCATCTCTTACAACTTCTACCATTTTATGTCTAACCTCTTTATTGGTTATTTTTTGCTAAACGCCGCGACACCAAGAATGATTGTTTCCGTTCGCGACGAGTTACAATAAAACTTTCCTAGTATAAATAGTTTATGGTATTCTCCTTCTATAAATGTCCAGATACCTTTTCGCCATGTTCTCACGTGAAAAGAACTCTGCGCGACACCGACAATCTTCAGGCCGGATATCGTCTATCTGCTTTAAGGCGTGCCACATCTCGATTGTGTCATTTACTACTAAACCACTGCCTGGGGTGACTATTTCAGGTAACGCGCCATCTCGAAACGTTATAACTGGTGTACCACACGCAAGCGATTCCGGCGCTACCAACCCAAAGGGTTCGCCGAACTGACTTGGAATCAGAGTGCATCTTGCATTCTGATAGAACTTGATTTTGTCCTTCTGCGGTATTTCCACGTGAAACTTGATGTCACCTTTCTGGGCCATCGCTTGCAACTGCGTAAGATATATAGAATCTTCCATTGTGGCGACGACCGGACTCCCAACGATATCGAGACCACAGTGAGAAAGCAATGCCACCTGCGCGGCCACCTGTGCGCCTTTAAACGTCTGGAACCGCCCTACGAATAGGAGTCGGTCTCCCTTATCCTTTTGAAAGGCGTACTCTTGAACATTAATGCCATTATAAGCAGTGTCAATAATTGCATCCTTCGGCATAGTTGCTTGAAAATGATGTTGCGCGAGGGCCTTAATGTACTCAGATATTGTAATTAAGTGTACATCTGTAGGCCAATTGTTCCAGTAGAAATGTCCGTGTGATACGTGAAATACATTGTCTTGCTTCAACTGACTCTCTAAACAGAACCAATTATTTCCACAAACAATATCAAATTCTTTCAAATCTTCTTTACACTCATCAAACAACTTCTGCTCTAGTGCGAACCAATCAGTGTTTATGCTATCAGCTGCAAAAGATTCCATAGGCTCGATAAATTCTCGAACTTTATAATCACCAATCGGAACGCTACCATTAGCACAAAATACAGTAACATCTTGCCCAAGTTCAGATAATCCGCAAGCCAGATCAGCAACAACTCTTTCCACTCCTCCATAATTTTTAGGAGGAGTTGTTATATATGGTGTTGATAATAATGCTATTCGAATAATAATCCCTACCTTACCTCACCTTACCAGACCAGACCAAACCGGACCTTGCCGTGCCCCACCGTACCACACCTCACCACATCTCATTTGAGTCTCCTATTCAGAGACCTCCGATTCTAGGGCGTTTTCTGCACTGGAGTTAAGTCAATTTCTCCTGTTTCTGCCATTTACATCTCCTATGACGATCTTCATACTGAGTATATTTGCGCTTGTCTGATGTCTTCTAGGGACTTTTCTAGCTGGGTTATCACCAGGTAATACGCTCCACTTGCCTTCAAGAATGTAATTGCTTCGCGTATTCCTTGGGCCGCGGTTTCGAGCCGAATTTTGTTTTGCTCTTGTATATCCCTTCTTCTTGATTCGTCTTTGCCTACGTATCTCCACCCCAAAATGCCGATCGATTCCCAATCTTCTGGTTTATCGTCCATTATACACATTTATTTGCCTCCCTAAGGGAATGTTCCCAATATCCATACCTTACCTTGCCCCGCCTTACCTCGACAAACCACACCGTGCCTGACCAAATCCAACCTCACCATATATCGATCACTCCCTCTCGGGAGTAGACTCTTTTACGGAAATGTCCCTAACTCACGTCTAATTTGGTCGAGAGTTTGTGTTCTCATCACAGTACCATCTAAAAATGCGGTCTGTAAACAATCTAACTCGTTATTATCCTCGAGTCGAGTGGTCTTAAAACTGCCGTTGCTCTGTATTAGCTTGAGACGACCTGCCTTCGAGCGTTTCCACGAAGCATTAATCGGGTCTTTGTAGACGTCGTACCATTTCTCGTCGCGTTTTATAGCACTTGCCTTAAATGCGAACTTCAAGGTGTCTCTATTAAGACGCTGTAGCAACGCGCCGCCCATGCCGAAAGCAATATTGTCGATCGACCACCTTTCGTGCTTCATTGCGCCCAGGACCGAATTGATTGTGTCATAGTCGACGCCATCCCCTTGAATGATTCGAACGTGAGGATCTAAGACCTTATACCCTTTGGCGTTAACTGAGTATCCGAACTTGTCACCGAGCGTATTCAGAACGCTCATAACAACCTCTAGGGGATCGCCCGAGTCAGGACGAACAACCAAAGTTCCGTCGCGGGCCATTATCGTGTCTTTTAGCTCAGTTCCCCATATCTCTGCGCACGCCTTATAGATGTCGAATGAATCCGAAACGCATGCTATGATGCCAGTGGGCCACGTCTCCAACATATTGCGCATGGCTTCAACTTCATTGTCGCGACCCCACGAAGTGATGGTTGAATGCTCGCTCGCCGGGATACTGAACCCAGGCATCTCCGCTGCATAATACTGTCGGAGGAAAACTAACGCAGCAACGGTATCCGTTCCTAAAAAGCTGAGGAGATGAGCTGCTCCGCCTATTCCCGCGGATTCTTCGCTCGATACGCCCCTATACCCGAAATCATGTAAACGGTAGACATCACTTTCGACTCCAGTTTCTTCCATATACCAATCCATAAGTTTTCTTATTTCATGCGATTGTGTAGCAACGGTTATTGGATACCACAGACGCGAGAGCATAGTCTCCACGAAGTTTGTCAACCAGAAACACTTGGGATCAGTGTTTTCGACGGTTAACAGTACGTTATTCGTTGGAACGCAGGTTCCTTCGCGAACTGCCTTAATGCGGATGGGTAGTTTGCCACCGTATTGATCGATCAAGTATTCCCACGAGGGTCGATCGAACGTGCCGGGTCCCATATGAGCGTTTATTATCGCTTCTGCATCGTTGATCTTGGCTTCGGTGACTACATTACCTGCAAGATACTCTCTCATGCAAGCTTGTAACCCGAAAAACACCGAATAAGGCCACTTACCACCTCTGCTCTCAAAGTACGAATACACCGCTTCAGTGTCCCTAGGGTACTGCCGGCGATGTGTGTATTTGTAACTGTCACTCATTAAGCATATGTTGCTCATTCTATATCACCCTCAATGAATTGTTCATAAGCGTAACGATTTAATCGTTCATCGGTAAGAGGAACATCTACGTGATTCCGTATTGAAGCTGTGACGTCACTCAACCTGTAATTCAGCACGGTGAATATGTGTTCTTTGGTGTCGTGCTCGAAATCTACGTCATACAGGAACATTGATTGAGCAACCTTTGGGATGTCGTTCTTGGGGTCGTCTTTCTTCTGGAAGTAATATCTAAACTTGCCTTTGCCATGCCGGAACAAACCTTCGGGTGACCACATATAATATGGGAATCGGCGTATCTCTGGCAACGCATTGCAGATTAGGAGGTCGGTAGCTGAGGCAGAACCATACATGCGACCATCTATTGAGACATCTACTAATCCATCATTAGGGCCGACCCTACGTCGGTCAATCTTCAAATGCATCCCTTGATTCTCTCCCTTCCTTCACCCCGGTAATCTCACCCAAACTCTGACACTTGTAGCAGAACACCCGCAAGTACGTGTTAGCGTTGTCTGGCATGCCTCGGACGAAATCCTTTATGAAAGGTATCCAGATGTGACCGTCACACGGTAGAGGGTTCGGCGCGGCTGGGTAATCGATTGGCCGTTCTTTTATTACTCTGATTTCGAATAGATCGTTAAACAATTCCTGCATCCTCCTTGATGAGTTTGATCGCCTGTACACACCTACCTTCTAATAAGTGTATGTAGTATTTAATACTTTTGGTACAACAACGAAAAAAGAGAAAGGGAAGGGGGGTGAATAGGAAGAACTCACCTAACGTCAACGTACTCCATACAGAGCCCGAGCACTTCATCGTATGAACCTGCGCCGAATGCTTTCTGCTGAAACTCTGCTGCCTCGTCTTTCATTCCGGCTTTCTTCAGAGTCTTCGATACATTGCCTATTATCCCAAAGACGTTTCCGTCTTTGCCCACGAGTTTGCATATAGGTTTCATAGCTTTTGCACCTCACGTTTATTGACAATACTCTATACGCTTTGCTAGAATAAATAGTTTTTGGTCTGGATTATCGACGTACGTTACGCATACTTTTAATCACACTGCGATCTATTAACTCCTGGATCTTGCGTTCTAGTTCTTCCTGCTCAAGCTCGCTCTTGGTCTTTGTCTTTATCCATTGACTTGAGCCGAGCTTCTTGTTATACTCATCCATTTCATGCAGATTAAAGAACACGGGTATGCCTAGTTCAGTTGCGCGAGCGATTTCGGCTTGGGTGCCATTAGAGCTTTCATATCCTTTCTTGACTACAAGAACGGCATCACAGACCTCTAAGAAGCTCATGGAATATCGGAGATACTCTTCATAAGAGACCTCTCCGAATAAAGAGAAGTTGTAATCTAGATGCGGGCAAAAAGGAGCATATCCCGCTTTCAAAACATCAAACGCGAGATTCATCCCACGTCTCATGTTGCTGAGCGCACCAATAATATTTGGAGCATTATATGCTCCGGCTACATAAACACGTCTAATCATAAAACACACCTTACCATACCTTGCCTGACCCCACCTTGCCTTACCGAACCTAACCCAACCTTACCTTATTATCCGCTGCCATTTATATACCTCTTAATCATGTAACCCCTTCTTATTATGAATATCGGAATCAATTTCCATTAGTTTAAATATCAAATTGTCATAGAGATCTTCGTTTTCATATATTTTTGAGTCTTCATATCTAGAGATAACCCGCCTATTGAACTCTAATTTGCATCCTTCTAACGCCCCTAGAACATCATTGAATGTTGCATATGAAATTCCTTTGACTGAGACATAGCGCAATATGTCCATAGTTATCTTGTAGTTCAGTTCTCCGGAAGTTTCTGGTAAGGATCCGCCTCCTATCTCCATTCTTCTTTCCTTCTTGATGTATGGCATTTTAATCTGCTCCAATTGAATGTATGACTTCTTTCAGCTTCTCTGGAGTTGCTTTACTTGCACACTCTTCATAATGGTCGCCTGTTAGTTTTGCGTACTGCATCTCCGTTTTCCTTCGCGAGGATATTCTGAATCCGCAAAATGGGCAAACAAATACTTGATTCGTTTCAAAATCCGCAATAGTGATTGGTCTTTTACTCATCGTATCCACCATAAAAAGAATATGATGCTCCTGCTGGGATTTGGACCCAGGTCTAAGGGTCGAAGGCCCTCAATGATTGGCCACTACACTACAGGAGCGATGCCACATGGGAGATTCGAACTCCCGTTGCTTGCATGGCATGCAAACGTGCTAACCGAACTACACTAATGTGGCTCATGGAACGGGCAGGACTTGAACCTGCGATAAGAGCCTCTTCAGGACCCCGAATTCCCGATCTATTCTACCGTTCCTCGATAGTTATCACTTGATCCCATCTTTCTTGTAAAGATTGACGACCAATTTCACCTTTAACTCTTCGATCTCAATATGACTGTCACATTTCGGGCAAACCACAAAAGCGTTGAAAGTATCGATGTTGGGTCTATTTATCTGTTTCAAGAGTGCTTCTGCTACCTCTTTTCCAGAGAATTCATAGGTCATCCTCATTACCGGATCATGCCCGTTCCAATGATAATTGCATGCAACGTTAGTTATTTCCATGTTAACTCATTCCGGATTATCAGTCGCAGCGACCAGTGCATTCTAACCTTTCCGTATAAATGTGAAAGGTTACAGTTCATGTAGAAGCATCTACCGCTTCCATCTCCCTTTTTAGCTCGTCGAGCCGCAATTCTTCTCGTATAGATTGCCAAATAGCTATACGTTCAGCACCAGGTTCTTCCCGGTTTAATCTCTCTATTATGAGATCTACCTTTTCGACTTCACTCACCATATCAACACCTCTTCACGCCGGAGACATGAATCGAACATGTAAGGTCTCTTTCGAGGCCACAGGATTTCCAATCCTGCGCAGTTCCGTTGTGCCACTCCGGCAAAAAAATTTATTTCGGGTCGCCCACTATTTATGCATACGCATTCGGATGGGCGTTCACGTAGGCACTCACTTGATCCGCGAGACTTGGTAGGTCTGCTGAAACCGGCATTCCTGTCGCTGGATCAAACTGCATGTCTGCGATGGTCTCTAGGCCTAGCTTCGCATTTTTCTTGTAACCGGGGAACCCCGGGCTGTAGTTGTTATACCCCAAGAACGCTTCCTGTTGTTCACTCATTCCTGGTCCTGGATCCAGGAATAATATTCTTTCGGGGGAATATATCGACCCGATTCCCATTTTCTCGAAACTCGTACCACTTAGTTGCACTGCGTCCATCGCATTGACGCTTACAACCATTGCCAGAGCAATAATAGCTCCTAGAACTAATTTTCCCAACATTTAATGCCTCCAAATCTTCTTATGACTCACACAATGTCTGTGCAAGTCCTTCTCTCAAATCTCTGAACATTCCTTATGTCGTGCAGACGATTACCCGCGTGCTTGATGCAACTCATGATCGTGTTCCAATCCTCTACCCCGAAAACCTTCCCGGGGAATATCTTCACGACATCAGTTGCGGCTTCTGGATCGTCTGGCTCATGAAGGACAATCACACCGGTTGAACCGGGTCGACCGTCTCTCCTTCTCGAATTTATCCGGAATAAGCAATCCCCACCGCGTAAATATTCTCGAGGCAAACAGCCTCGCGGTAGGACGCCTTCGATTCTCCGGATCTTATACGCAACCACAGTGCTCGTATTCTGAGTTTCTATGGTTATCGGATCTTTCTCGAAGATCATACTCATCGTAGCACCTCTTTGCTACCTATACTGTACACACTAGTCGTATAAATAGTTATTGGTTGTCGCGCACTGCGGCTGTAGCCGCTGCGCTTCCGATCCTATTACCTATGTACACGCCTGCTCCTGTAGATGCTAAACCGAGCCATATACCCGCGTGAATGTTGTCTGGTGACCATATAGTGATATAGAAGGCCATCAGAATCAACATAGTCGCGATGAATAGGTTCTTCTCCGCTTCGATGAAGTCGGAAAGACGTTTTAACGAAAACTGCATAAAATACCTCTTTAATTACAAAACATCTAACCCAAAAAAGTTAGAGCGAGATCTTCTGGATCTCGTCTATTGCGGTTGTGCCCTTTTCGAGCAAACTGACCATCTCGATAGTTCTGTCGCTCCATCCTGCCACGTTCCTGGCCGACGGTAGTTTCTCGGAAACAGTCGACAGACCATAACCTCTTAGGTCCACATTATACAAGCGACTCTTCGGGAACATCTGATGGTATTTCATCCAGGAAACGGCGAATCCGCCCTCTCTGTAACCATATTCCTCGTAGAGAACCATGTCAGTGAGGAAAATGACCCTATCCGCTTCATACTGTTCTCTGATCATGTCGTCGAGTACCAGGTGACCGTAAGTTGCACCGCCCGGCGCGTCAAACTCGTAGGCATTCCTCAATATGCCCTTATCCGGTAGATTCAACCACTTCTGCGTGGTATCGAAGGTCACGGTTCTGCTCTTATCGCATATCCGCCTGGACATCATTCCGAGCATCATCGCGATACTTGATGCAGATACTGTTGACTTGTTTGCGATTACACCGCTCATACTACCCGACGTGTCTATCGCGATTACCGACGTTCCTGGTAGTTTCGGCACGTTATCTATCGATATCTTGACAGCCTCTTCCATGGCTTCGTTGATGTCCGAGATGTCATGTTTCGTGTTTATGTTTCTGATCTCGGTATATGCAGATAGATATCTGAACGGAAGAACCATAGAATGAATGATTGCTTCCTTATCTTTGAGCATGGAGCAGAGTAGGGATACGTCTTCGCTTGTTACGTCGTCGGCTGTGAGGCAATTTCGTAAATTTCTAAGGATCGCAAAATAGTTGTTGGTCTTACCGTCCTTATGAAATACCTGATTGATCACTTGCGACCAGTTCATCTTTCCCGTTGATCTCATGACTTCCCATGTATCGGGAGAAGCGAGTGTTCCATCGATTAGTTGGGACCAGGTACGTGCTTGTAGATCGTCTTTTGGTTTCGGATGCGTCATGAAGAGTACGTCTTTGAGCTTAACCTCTCCATCTTTACTTGCTGACATTAATTATCAACTCCATTTCTATTTCTCCTATATTTGGCATGACACTTTGCACACAACGTTTTACCATTAGAAACATCAAATGCAAGTTCAGGATATTCATCCGATGGTTTAACGTGGTGCGCATGTAGCATATGACTGAACTTCTCAGGCATGCTGCCACAATCTTGGCACGTGTAGTCGTCTCTTTCTATAACCAACTTTCTCCACAACTTGGCTTCAGGAGACATTGCATTCTTATAACCTTCTGGAGAGATACCACCTTGCCAATTCCAGTGATCTGATCCAGATACTCCCCAGGTTACGATATCTGGATCGGTCAATTTAGTCAATCCCTTTCCTGTAGGGATCATCTCGCCGGATGCGTATTGTTCCTTCCTGGTTCTGCTTATTTTCGCCCTGACATCATCACGTTTCGCGGGATTAAGATCCCCAACGAAATGTTTTCCAATGTTGGCACACCACTCAGGAGTACGTTCGATGGAACTAGATATCTCAGACCTAGTCCTAGCAACTAAGTTGTATTCCTTCATTCTATTGCAGATTGTCTGAGCAGAGCATCCGAAGGCTATGGCTATATCACCATATGTCATTTTTTCTACGCGGTAGAGTTCCTTTAAGATGTCTTCTTCTATTGTCACCTTAAATTCTGATCTTGACTCCTTAAATCCGAATTCGAATAATCTGCTATTGATGGTATCGCAACTACAACCATAAATCTCTGCGATTTTATCAATAGACAGACCTTGGTACATATAAAATTCTTCCAATTCTTCAACTGGAATATTTATGAACGGGGGCATACTTTATGCCTTCGCAAGTCTATATGCATCAAACTTTGGAAAGGCAAGCGCAATACCATTCTTGATTGCCATAGGAAGTTTTGTTTTCCTGTCTGTAACTTTATTGCGTGCTAACTGATAGGCAATCAACTCGGTCATATCTGAAGGACGTTTAATACAACGTGCTATATACTTTCTGATATTCGGAACCTTTCCCGGGGCCTGATTTGCTGTTTCTGCGAGTAACAGGGTCGTTACCGAGCGCAGATACAGTTTTTCTCTGGTGTAGACGGCTAGCTTCAACACGAACTCCGGGTCCGTCTTCAGGACTCTGGAAACCGCGTTCAATAGACCAGCATCTGCTGTCTTTCCATCTTCGTAATACTTGTTCTCCCCCACAAGCGCAGATGCAACTCTGGTATAGAGTTCCAACTTGTCACTCATCTTGTAAGCGATGCCACCCTCGGCATTTACTGTTGCTGTTGGGTCATTTGCCGCTGCACTGCGCAACGTTTGAGGTGTATTAAACTTGCTCATTCACAACCTCTGAAAATAAATACGGCCTATTCTTACCCGGTTATTTGGCCGTCGTCCTGGCAGATTCCAAGGTACAGGACGTTGTTCAATGAACGTAAGGGTGATCAGGCGCGATCGCGATTACACGCAACCTTTGTCAAAGTTTTCATCGAAGTATGCGATCACTACACAACCCAGGTACAAGTGTACCTCGTTCATTCTGGCTGTACGATTTTATGTGCTCGTGCACACAATTTCGCGTTGCGTGAAGGTCCCGAGGAGACTCGAACTCCTATCAGCCGATTAACAGTCGAAGTAACCAAGAACTGCGCAGCGACTTTAATCGAGTACATGCGCTCTCGGAAATTTTCTGCTCTCCCAATTGAGCTACAGGACCAATTGCGCTGACGGTCCGATTCCAACGGACTAACCTTCCCAATGGGTTTTGAGACCCTGAGTCGGCCCTAGGAACGCATCGCACTGCGCAAGCCGTCAGCAATTATTATTCCGCAGATCCTGCTATCAGCCCGGTTATCCGTCTTTACCCGGTCTTGTTACTGCGTCTTAGCGGTGCTTCTGCGGGGCATTATACACCGGCGGAATTGAGGCTCTTTCACCACGTCTTGTCCCCGCCCTTCTCCACCTGTCGCGGTTACGTGGTTCCGGCTCCGATTAAGCCCTATCCTGCTGTTGAATCAGCTCAGTAGTGGAGCTACTTTGCCTCTGTCGCGTAGGGGCACCGCCAGTAATCTATATAGTTTAAGTTAGACTATAGTTTTTTTTAAACGCGCCAACAAACATTCAAGACACATGGCCTTTATTCCACGAGATCCACTGTTAAGAAGGATTTGTCCTTCTCTTTGACTGCATTTGTAACACTTCATCTAACCTCATGATTATAATAGTGGGAGATCAAGCGAGTAGACGAACGGGCTTTCGCCCAAGGCAGATTCAGTATCAGCGAAGTACGTCTTTCTCTACGCATCCCACAGGGAGGTGTTGTTTATGTGACGCTGCTTAGGCGTCAATGGCGGCGTTCGGATTTGAACCGAAATCGCAGTCTCCAAGGGACGAAGTATCTCCCAACTACGCACCACTTGTATAAGTGAGGTCAGACGCCAGGAGCACATTTATGCAGGCTAATCCAGGTTACCCCACGCCGCCAAATATATTCAGGAGATCAAGCGAAAGGAGAGGTGTTTCTTTTCGAGAGAAGTATCTCCATTCTGCACAGCCTGATTGTTATCTTATTCATTGGAGATTAGTCTGACAGGGAGTTTTTCTGTCCATGAAGGTCGGAAGTAACCCTATCAACCGCAACCAACGAACATACATTTCAACACTTGGTCGAAAGCATTTACGTACTTAGGCTAGCACGTAAATAGCATGCCGGGACCCGGAGTTGAACCGGTCGAAGAGCTTGGGGATGAAGTATCACGGGACTGCACAACAAATTTGTATTGAGATTAGTCGCCTCGTGCATTTTCAAGAGGCTCTAGTGCGCCGTACACCAACCCGGCAAAGTGCGCGTGAGTCTTTCCACAAACTGATTTTAACCAACTCGCTACTCACTCACGCGCAATACCATGTTAATAACGTTCTAGTATATAAAGCTTTTGGTCGGACCATTTTTATCATTCACTCTTATTATCGTATAGCTTATTATAGCAGTTTTTGCAGTACTTCCGTCTCGTTAGAACTTTCCCGACTTTCCGGGAACTGCCGTCGTGTTTTGTCACCGTCTCTTCATAATACGTTCCTGATAACGCTTCACCGCAGTCATAACATTGATGCAACTCACCACCCCTTTCACTGTATTTTGCCATACCCTACCTAACCTCGCCCCACCATACTCTACCGCAACATACCGAACCTCGCCTTACCTCACCACACATATCAGAGTCTCTTACTGTTATTCAGAGACCTCTCAAATTAGGTCACTTTGTACAACCGATGCTTGCAATAGCTTCTTTGGATACCATAGCTGGTCCATAAGAAGTCTGTAACTTAATGTGGTTGGGAACGATCTTAACTACCTTACCATATACTATTTGGTCGGAGTTCTTAATCATGATTTTGACGTCCAACCCGACAAACATATTATAGATACTATCTGCATCTGGGTATTTCGTTTCCCGCAGAAACGCATGGTCTATTTTGCTGATTCTAGGTGCAATCTTCACTATATGATCTGGCACAGAAGGTGCGCTCTGCTCCATAAGATCGCAGCACGCCTCGCACACTCCATTACGCAAGTCAGAAACGTTCTTTATAGCTAGGCATATATCACAGACGTCAGTTTCTAAGGACGCTCCGGTTTTTCCATAAATGAATTGCTGGGATCCAGGTACTCGTTCCTTAGATATGTAGCCGCACTCTACCAACTTTGTGAGATAGCGATGAACTTTCCGACAAGAAGATGGAGATGCAGTCCCAAATATAGCAAACGAGATATCACTTATCGTAAACTTCATCATAGATGTGGTAATTAAATTGGATATTTCAGATTCTATGTCGTTTTCCATTTCGATCACACTATCTCATGAAACATTCTGGTATTTATAGTTTTTGGTGCCCGCGACGAGAATTGAACTCGTCAGGACTTCAGCTATTAAGTTATTATAACATCAAGCATTCGTGGGACCGCATGGATCTCCCGCTTTGCCGACCCAATTTTCCGGAACGTTCTCCGTATCCCTTTTCTCGAACCACCTGCCTTGTTTGCCGCAGGTGTTCCCGTAGATGCCTAAGAAGCTCCAAGTACCGACTAAAACTTTCCTCTGAGATGTACAGTACTCACGCTCATAGTAAACGGTATATGGATCAGTGTGCCCTGTGACGTAGGTAGTGTCATCATAAAGGTCTTTGCTTTTTTCTATATTATTCGGATGGTGACACTTGCTATATCTAAAGTCACTGTATGATTCGTTAACGAACCACTTGCAGTCTTTACATAGCGGGTAATCCTTCTTATTCTCTTTCATATAGATCACTCACTTTTATACGCTTCCCCGAACTTCTCCATTTGATAATCGACGAAAAGTTGCTCGTCGAGCGTCCTCAATATACGCTCCCACAAACACCTATTAAGTCGTAATTCTTCTAGGAACTCATCCGAAATCTTATTCTCAATGTAAGGCATATTCATCGACTCAGATATCCGGGTAAAAACCATCGCGAGGCATTCCGCTTCTTTACTTACTTTGTACGGGAGAGCGTCTTCCTCTCTATAGGCCGTACTCATTCTCCTCAAAGCCTACTCTTGAAACGTTTTCCGCCGGCGCAGGGCCACCCATTCTTTCTCTCAAGATCGCAATATTTCAGATCTGCATCATATTTTCCGGTGACCACATTCACGATATTTTCCCTCTCCCATGCGCACTTGTGTTCACGGACGCCGAGTCTACTCGGTCTGAAATACGTGCAATCAACACAGAAATTTTCTATCTTTCCCATCTATATTTCCTCAAGCCCGCGGCAGGATTCGAACCTGCGCATTAAACGATCTGCAATCGATCGTGTTAGTCCTCTCTTCACCACACGGGCATTTTTATTTTAAAACCACCATTTCTTCGATTTCAACGATACCTGATTTTTTCAGTCCATCCACATATTCGCGAACTTCACGACGAGACCTTCCCATAAGATGCGCCAAAAAGTCAATCGAGAGAGGTTTGTTGTATCGCCTTAGTATTTTGACGATCGCTGTATGAGGTCCCGTCCTCAAGTATTTCATAATTTCCGCATCTTGATTCATCGCCAATCTCCAACCACATAGTGTCTTACACGTTTATACCAGTCATCATCTACAGCGTTCTGCAAGCATTATGGAATTGTAAGATGTAATCATAGTGTCTTACACGTTTATACCAGTCATCATCTACAGCGTTCTGCAAGCATTATGGAATTGTAAGATGTAATCATAGTGTCTTACACGTTTATACCAGTCATCATCTACAGGACAACTGTAACTTAAAGACTTCTTGCAACAATCAACACAAGAACTCAAGGTTGGTTGTTCGGGACAATGTTCATCTTTTGGCCCGGTATCAAAGAACGAGCAACCACCATCCCGAAACCGAGCCTCGAACGCTTCCTGAAGGAAGTTATCGCATGAACTGCGTACAAGTGACCTGTCGCCTGTTCTTCTTTGGCGAATATTATAAAATTTGCAGACAGGACACCTCGTAGCATTGACGGTATTTTTAGGAACATTGCGTGGCGTGATTCGTTGCACACCTCGGCGTATGGAAGTCGACTCCTCTCCAGAGAAAATGGTGCCTACCCTGCTGCCTGAAACTTTTTCGGGAGGCCTTTCGATAGATTCAGATGCGGGTGATTCTCCCGAAAAAAACTTGCCGAGTCTGTTCGGATTTCCGTTGCTCGCGATGACATTATCCAACCTCTCAATTTCTTTTTCCAGTTGCCGGATATCCGCAAGCGTTGTTGAATGAGTCTCGCCCGTATATTCTCTACCGAGCTTTGTAATTTTCCTTGCCAAAGATTCCATAAAGCACCAAACGCGCTATTAGTATTTTAAGCTTTTGGTCCGACCTGAGCATTCAGGCATTTCTCGCTTCTGAATGTCTTCTCGTTATCAGGAGCAAGATCCTCAACGAAGAGATCGCAGACCGGGTCTACATAATTGTCTTCGCTGCTTTTCGCCATGAAAGATAGCCACTCACACTCGCCGCAGTGTTTCTCTTCACAATCTACCTCGATGCGTATCTTTGTTTTAGTCATTTACGTCCTCCTTCTTCTTCAAATTTACTATATTAAATGCAATCAACCCTCTTTCTCTGTACTTTTCTCGGTAAGCTCTCAGGAATTCCAAAGTTTTAATGTCATTTCTGATACTTTTCGGGAACACTCCATCTTTGACGTACTCTGGAAGTTCATCATAGTCCTTGACTATAAAGATGCCGAATATAGTTCCGAATAACGGTTTAGCAGAGTAGCCTCGCCGTATCTCCACTTCGCGACCTATTTGAACCTGCTTCTCGTTAAACTGGTTGCCGATGCCGCGGAGTTCCCACGTTTTTTCGCCGGACGCGAATAGATCGTACCACTTACCCGCTAACGGAACAAACAGCCGGATCATGGTATCCCGCACCTTTGTGCTCGCAACTGTATCTTATCTCGAAACATCGATATCCCTCTCTTGTGACAGAATAAACGGGATGGTTGCACTTATTGCACAATCCGATCATTCTTTTTATGACATCTCCGTGCATTATTCCCTTCCTTTATTGATCATTTCATCGATTAGTTTCGACAAATTTTTCATCTTGTTTATCTCTTCTACAGGCGTTTCAGAATGTATTGCTTCAAAATACCCATCATCAGAAAAGACACCTCGAACCTGTAATAGCGCGTTACCAGAGTTTAGTCCTGGTTCTCTACCATCGGCAATGTCATGCTCGACTGCCCAGATCATCCCGCCTACATAATATTCGGTTGCCACTTTATCCGTTGTTGCGATTTCTATGAGATCCAATGCGGCTGGTTTCACAGTCTCATCCCAAAACTTAGAGTATTCACTCATTATTTATTCTCCTATCGAAATAACCATCTATTGCTGGACGAGCTTGTCCTTAGGCAAGTGTTTTACTGCTGCTAGTTTCGAATAGTGTTAGGGCGGATCAGACCCATTTCTATCGACTTGACGACAGTCTACTCTCCCGTCCACGTCGGTAATGCGAATCGAACGCATGTGAGCCTTCCGGCTCAGGAAGTTAGCAACCTCCCGCTGTACCATTGAGCCATACCGACAAATGAGACCGGCACGATTCGAACGTGCGACCAGATGGTTCCAGACCACCTATGCTATCCAGACTACACTACGGTCCCGACTCTTTCTCTTCCTTCGGAAATAGTTTCTTGATCTTTTCTCTGGCTCTGTCTGATTCTTCTTGTTCTTGCTTAGATAACATGCGTATCTCCAACGGGCATGGCGCGACTCGAACACGCGGCAACTTGCTTCGTAGGCAAGCGCATTATCCAGGCTATACTACATGCCCAAATCTGCGTGACCGGATTCGAACCGGTGATGAAACCAAGTCTACAGCCTGGCGCGTTCGACCTCTCTGCCACACGCAGTCATAATTCACTCTAATGTTCAAAACACGATCGCCATAACGATGCAACCAACCAGGCAGATACCGCCTAGTATAAGAGCCTCTTTATCGATGTCGACGCCGCGCACCTTACCCAAGAACACTCTTCCCATGGGATCGGGTCCGTACTTAGGAACGTATGCGGGCTGTGCAGCGAGTTCTGTCCTAAATATGTCCATCGCGATTACATCGCTTACCAATTTTGGTGCATGTTCAACGACTGCCTCGTCATCATGCGTGCCGTCTCTCGGATTATACATATAGACCTCCCGTAAATGCTTTTTCATGGAGCCGGAGGAACTCGAATCCTCAGTCCTTTCCCTGCAACGGAAGCGCATTTCCGGTTGTGCTACGGCCCCTAATAACGGGGAGCAGATTTGAACTGCCGTCGATGGGTTATGAGCCCACTAGTCTACCTAGCTATCCTACCCCGTTCCAGCAAACACTAAACGCTATTAGTATTTAAAGCTTTTGGTAATTTACGTTGCAACTATTTCGAGGGTCCCAAAATGACTGATGACTATGCCAGAACTTCAAGGACGATATACCAGGGAATGATAGGAGTAGGTGTTCGGCTCGATACCGGAATCGACCTTAGCACTGCCACTTTACTAGAGATACGAGTTAAGAAACCGAGCAACACATTTGTGACTTGGCCGGCTACCGTATATACGTATTTGGATGGCAGTGGTAATACAGTCACGACCCAATCAATCACATACACCACCGTAGAAGGCGATCTTGATGAATTGGGAGAATACATTTTACAAGCATATGTCGAAAGACCATCCGAAGAGTTGCTTGGAGATGCCATCGCGGTAACAGTCTTACCGAGCTATTCAACTGATGATATCGACTCCATAGAGGGTCTATTCAAAGTCTTGTATTGGGGTATCACTCTTCAAACCGATGACGAAGCTTCCGAGAGTCCTGCTGCCAACGACGACGCGAACATAAGCGCAGAGGAATTTGGTATATACCTTGGGCTCGCTCAGGACGAACTAGAACGTCTCGTCGGCGCCAAACACGTACCAACAGATTACATAACAACTAACCAAAGCAATATGTTGCTATGTCACTTGGTTGCAGATTATTACGAAATGGGCAACCCAGACTGGAACTTCAAGTCTGAATCTATGGGGTCTGGAGTTAGTATAACGCGGGGTGTTGACACCGGACCTCGTGCTGCAATAAACAAATTGCTCGACACATTATACGAATCTTGGCTATATACTGCAAGATCCGGAATACGTATGGGAGAGAAGGACCTCGTTATGATGAAGGACCACAAGCATTACCCAAGACGCTTCAAGAAGACACAAATACCTGCTTTCGACTTCGCGGATGATGGATTCGATAGCAACGAAACCACAGAAAGCGGATTCTATGGCGGCTACGGCAACTACAACGACAGGAACTATTGACCTTTTACGTTCTCCTGTATGATGATATCATGACCGTTCGAAATAGAGCCCGGGGAAGAACAAGATACACCCATAGTATGACTATACTACAGCAAACAAATAGTCTCTACTCCGGCAACACCGAACGCAACATGCTACCCACAACAACGCAACCCGACATCCCTTTCCGCTTGATGATATCACCAAAAGGAACCACAATCGTAACAGGCATAAAAATAACCGGTCTCATTAATGGCGTTTCTAAATCTGAAAACGTTACATGCACCGCAGAAGAAGTCAGCTACTCGAAGAACTTCTACGACTCAATCACATACTTAGGATCCAGAAGCTACTTCTTAGGCAGCACAATAAACATAACGGCAATAGACGACGCCTATCAACCAATCTATTGGAGAGCAACATCTGACCCATATCCATGCGTGTTTTCCACTATCAATGGCTTAAGTGCTCAAATAATGCCCGACCCCTACGGTCTATTGACAAATGTAGGACATTACGTTCGAGCGCCAATAAAAGCACCCGTTTACAAGAATATGGAGGTTTTGATCAGTCCTGGATACGAAAACGAGGTTTGGGTGCCAGTCAGTGACTTCGACAAGATCTGCCTACCAATATCGAATATACCAATCGAATGGGCATTTCGTGTGATGAGCAAAGCGGACGTGCAAACATGACCGATAACATTACAAAATTCATAATGGATACAATGGTCGCGGACCCCGTTCTAAACTCCCTAACTGAAAGTAAGTACAGAGCGGAATATCCAAGAACAGACATGCTCCTCAACGGAACGAGTAAAACTGTAGTCGGTGTAGTTCCATTGAAAGTCAGTACCACGTCATACTTTCTATCCACTTATAGGAGTCTTATCAAGACTGAAGCGGATTTCCAGATAGTCGTACTCTGCGGAAAGGGGCAAACAGACGCATATTGTTGGTCCGTAATCAACAGAATGCACAAATTATTCCAAGACGCAGAACACATTGAAACCACGTATCGGATATTCGTGAACTCAATATCTGAAGAGGTAAAACCAGATCAACCCTATATGGGAAATTGGTTGGGAACTCTGACATTAAGTATTATAGAATTTGACCCAAAGTAGACCACTCTTTTTTTGTAAAGTAAGATTTGTCATTATATATTTCGTGTATAATAATATGCAACACATTTTCCCATCTATTGCGATCATGATTTGTTTTGGCATGACATTTCCTACACAACGCAGCAAAGTGAACTGGTTCACCATCGCAACATGCTTGCTTGTTGTATTCTACATGATGTACGCATAATCTACATCCGCTCTCTTCCTCAGACTTGCCACATATTATGCATTCATAATCGAAATATGCCCTCACTCTCTCTTTGAATTCACTATTGAATTTCGGACAGTAAGGTTCGTAACTGACGCCGCCTTTCCAATTCCAACTATTCTCTCCCTTCCATGCATCAGGATGCTCTTCACACCATTTCTTCCTGCCCGCGACAACCTTCATTACGACATCAGGTCTTTTCATAGGACTGCTCTCACCAGTCATCCTTAGTCTAAGATTCTCGATTAGTGTTGGATGTTGTTTCAGAAAATTTCTAAGAGTTTCGGCTTGTTTCAAAGCAACATCTCTTTTCTTTGTAGGACTGTTTTCCATCAACCAGATACCACGACATTTATTATCACAAAAATGATGATTAAAAGATCTTAGTCGACAAGAACAAACTTCAATAAGATTCCAGCAATCTAGATTGTCACACAATCTAGTTTCTCTAGGTTCTTTCTTGGAACCCTTTCTTCTTACATAAATTCCGCACGGCATGTATTTATCTATTTATTTTGAGAGTATTTATAGCTTACGGTCAAACACAATTTTACGTTTCCTGTTATATTGACTTGATCAAGTGATCCGCAATAAATGTTTATCAGGATGAATTATGGCAACTATCGCTCAAATGTCAATATTGAAGGGAGAAATCCTAACAACAACGCACATACAGTCGATGACCCGTGTCAACGAAGGATACGGAGTAATCTCGGGGTGTGACGTCACACAACAAGCCTCCCCTACAATGGGAATAACTGTGGATGCGGGGTCAATATTATACGGTGGTGTTACTACAGCCGTTGCTGGTGGCAACGTGACTATCGACGCATCGACTTCATTACCAAGATTCGATATAATATACCTTGATAGTGGTGGAAACGCTCACGTCATTAAGGGCACCGCCGCAGCCGTTCTGCCTGGTAATCCACCTGTCACCAATTTCAAAATGATGAATACGCCGTATCCTAATCCGTCTATTCCGACCGGCGTGATTCTAGCAAGGATATATGTAGCCGCTAACGCAACTACAATTCTCAACGCTTCAATTGACTCAGTCGCGATGTATGCCACAACGCCGACGAAAATAGGTCTGGGCAACGTGACCAACGATGCACAAGTGAAAGCATCTTCAGTTGTAACAACTATTGCAAATCCGGGCCTCGACACGACCGTTCCAACAGAAAAATCTGTTCGTACGGAATTGGAATCACTCAAAGCTATACAGCGAAACTACGTCTGGAACTCAAGTTTTGAATATCTGCTTGGTACCTCCATTCTAGGATGGACCACTCTGGGAACCGCCACTGTATCATCATATACGTCTACGGCCCCCAGAGACGCTTTCCACGTTCCGGTAAGTGGAAACGGGTATTGCCTTAAAGTAATAAGTGCCGGTGCAGGCAACGAAGGTTCTTCACAGACCTTGAAAAATCTCAAAGCGAGTACAACCTACACTTTCAGATGTCTTGCAATGGCAACATCCGGTGATACTGCCAAAGCATGGACAACCGGAGCTTCCAGTAACCTTTCCGTTACAACGACATCCGCGACATGGATTGCTATAACTGGGACGTTCACAACAGACGGAACGCCAACTAACGTTGTGCTCAAACTCGGCTCTGACACTTCCACTGATGTTGTATATTTCGATCAGATTACCGTGAATGAGGGGATTGGTGTACCAGCTTCATACTTCTGTGACCTTGAATGGGATACGCCGAAACAACTGCAATTTGGTGCAGGAAGTGGAGATTTGGTGGCCGGGACAGGAATAGTCCCCGGCTCTTTCAAGCAATCCCAGGGTATGTACGAAATCGTTGGCTGGGAACTTATCGAGTCTTCGGCGACTCCTTTAGCCACCGCAACGGCTACCATTGACGTCATCAAGAGCGATACTTATGCGCCGACTGCTGGAAATTCAATATGTGCATCCGCAAAACCTGCCATAGCGACGGTCACAAATGCGAATAGCACTACTCTGACTGGGTGGACCACCTCCATAAATAAGGGAGATTGGCTCGCAATAAATGTAACTGCTAATGACCTTGCACAAAGCCTGGATTTATTCTTGACAATTCGTAGACTGTAGGTCAAAATGACTCTTCTGAAATACAAAAAGAAGTACATTGTTCAGAGCGGTAATGTAGTTACCACCACATCATCAACATTAACGGATGATACTGAAGCTTCTCAAACTTTTACTCTGACCGGCACACAAACAGTCCTAGTGCTGTATTCTGGAAACTCCGCGCACACAGAAGCCGTCTACTCCCATGGTGCAACTATCTGTATTTCAGTTGATGGTGTTAATTATTCCCAAGTCTCTGATAGTCCGTATGCCACAAACTACTGTACTGGGAATACGACTTTCTGGGTAGGATCTCTTGGCGCAGGTAGCCATACTATCAAGGGTAAATTTGCGGCAACCGTAGACACACATACCACGACAATATCAAATAGAACGTTGCTCATCATGATCTTCGACGGGAACGAATTCGGATACCGGTCGAGCTTCGTTAATGTGATCAGCAACGCATCCTACGCACTATTCAAAGATACCGCATCGGATCTACCGTTCACTCCATCTGCGCCGTGTAAGGCGTTGCTTCTCTATGCCACCACGAATAATGACGGGGACGGCGGGTTAGGTATAGAAATTGCTATCAACTTCGACGGAACCAACTACGGAAATGTAAGCAAAGAACCGTCATATGTACTCTATGCTTTATCAAACCTTGCAGTCGCAGTAAAAAGCGCGACAGCTTCAATACATACATTTTGCGGATATTTCAGACCAATATCTGTCTCAATAGGCAGTGGAACAATCGACAAAAGATATGTTGGTTATCTCCTTCTTTCTAATGATACCTTAATCGACGACTTATCCTCATCCACGCCTTTCTCAGTAACATCCAGCTCTTTACAGGATGATACCGCGATCACTGTTTCTAGAACCTTACCTGATGCCCGAGAATGTTTTGCTTTCGCAAAAATGCAGCGAACCGTTGATTCAGCAGTCACCGGCGAACGGTACGGGATCGCGATAGATAATGTGGACGCGATGAGCATCAGGAGATCGGGTGCAAACTACTATTACACGAATAGTATGGTGGCATTCTTCTCGAAGACAGTGAGTGCCGCGGTGCATACAGTTAAAGGTCGACTTTCCAACAACACCGGAACAGACTCCGTAGCAGTGAGTTCCCGAGAGATTATTGCACTCTGGTTTAAAACCGATTATATTCCACAGGATATTTCTCACTACAATTACCGGGTGGAAATGTCTTACACGACACCAGCGAAATGGCTACCAAACCATTCATATGCCGCGAAAGATTTATGCGTGCCAACTACCCGAAACGGTTACATCTATACGTGTATAGTCGCTGGTACGTCTAATACAACGACAGAACCTACGTGGCCCACCATGATAGGAGAGAAGTTCAGGGAAAATACAACCTACCTATTCACAGACAATTTCAAATCCGGGGATTTCACCAACCCATATGGAATTGGCGGTGCGTGGGATACGGTTCCTGCTACGTGGTCTGTTCAGAGTACTTCAAAGTATGACGGTGTGTACTCCGCGAAATCTACACCAGGAACAGCAGGAATTATCAAGCATCTAGCAATTGATTCCACTCAACCGCTTCTGATAGATTTTTATGCGAATACCACAATCTCTGGATACTGGTGCAACACAATAGTGTTGAGAGGTCCGGTTGAGTCTATAATGCCGTTTAGAATGTATTATTCTTACTTCCAGTTCTGGAGTGGAACGTCTTGGATTGCTCTTGGTCAAGCCTGGTATAACCCTAACGCCTGGTATCACTGTCAGGTTTATGTAGACTTTGCTAATGCGACCGTAAACCTGGTGGTTGACGGTCAATACTTTGGGTCAGCTCCGTTGAAAAGCGCAACAAACCACGCAATAACATCAAACACGGTTTTTACTGAGATCGAGATCAAACCGATAGACCCACAGAGTTCGAATTTGTCAGACATGTATACGAGTTTCATTGACGATATTATTGTCCGCGTTCAGGCGTACCCAGACGTTCCCAAACTAACCTGGAGTTGTCTGAACGAAGATATGTACTCGCTTTCTCTGAACGTTGATAACACAACAGCAGCGAATACGACCGGAAATATTCACTGCAATGGAGCATGCCAAGACCTCACAAAGGATATCCGGTTTACGCAGAATAATAAGAGGACGATCTGTCCGTTCTATCGAGAAAGTGCAACCGGCCCTTGGTGGGTTAAGGTGATCGCTCATCCTGACTACGCCAATTGTTACATCTACTATGATAAGGTCGGCGAAAAGGACGGCAGTGATATATCATCTGCGTTCATGTTCGGTGACGATTTCGAAACCGATGATCTGTCCAAGTGGGATGTAGGAACGTGGACAGTGCAACCAACGATAGCAAAAGAAGGAGCATACGCAGCAATGTCTCCTGATACAGCTGTTGCTCCTTCTCCCAAGTTGCGTTGGAACAAATTCATTGGAAGTCATTTGATACACGGTTATATTTATAAAAATAGCTATAGTACCTATGATGTTTCCGGATTGGTATCACATGACAAAGATTCAAGTGCTTTTGCATCATTGAGAATGAGTGGTCGTTTCCAGTATTATAGAGATCAGTCTCCTTATGCATTACCAACGGACACTTATAACTCAGTGAATACATGGTATAAGTTCGACGTTGCACTAGATTTAGTCAATGGCCTTTATCGTTGGATATACGTGAGTAACGGAAATAAAGGTACCGCTGCGTTGGTAAATGCGCTCGGGGTGACTTTGGGACCTACTACATATTTTACTGACGTGGGTGTAGTTGGAGAATATTACATCACCAACTGCAACTATTATCTCGATCAGTTCTGGGTCCGCAACTATGTGTATCCCGAACTCGCGTGGTCGAGTGCAGGCGCTCAAACATTAGTTCCGAGTACCGGGCGAAGAAGAGGAGACATGGGGTTCTGATGGACGAAGGTATAAGAAAGATTATGGTGGGAGCCGCAGATGATCTCCGGACGAAAATCGTTGAAAAAATCAACAGTAATATTCCACCACCGAACGCTCCATCGACCGCAAAGGCAAAAGGATCAAAGAAGACCCTATATGATACAGGTACCATGATAGGTTCGGTGGAAGTTCACGTGCTAGCCGAGGAAGACGATTCCATTGATATCGGTGTCGGGATTTTTGAAGAGGGTGTCGCGACTTATGCCGCAGCAAACGAATTCGGCTCAGTCAGAACCGTGACAACCAGAAATAAGGATAACGAAGGCAGACTCCACCAGGGTTACAGTATAATTGTGATACCTGAGAGGAGCTTCATGAGGAGCACCTACGACGAGGAAATCGAAGGGATATATGATAGTGTTTCCGAGAAAATCGGTAGACTGGTTTCCGCGGCCTTCAAAAGATAAATTTACGTGACTAATTACATTGTAGGTCAATTGACAGGCTTACGAGATTTTGCATTGACTAAAGAGAAAAAGTGATTACAAATGAATTCAAAATTATTTAGAGGTAAAGACCCATGGTAGCAACTGTAGGTGTATATGAGGGAAATGGTGCGGGTACTGACGGCTTCGGTACGTGGACTCTCATCACTTCTGGAAGGTATGCAACCGTCGACGCATATTTGCCCGGCGATAGCAACCCTTGTGTGGTTCCGACTTCTGGAAATAACTATTCCTATTGGAAGAATCACAGAATAGCATGGACTGGAATTGGAACGAAGATAAGCAATATCAGGTGGTACACTTCTGGACATATTGCAACGAACTGGACTCCTGGTGCGAGCTGTGGGTTGTTTGTTGCTCAGAAAGCCAATGGCGCGAGCGTCGGTCATGGATGCCCCACCGCGTCTTATCAGGCTGCGGGCGGAAGTGTCGGTGAAACCGGTTACGCAATTTATGCGGCTACCGCTTCAGGCGGACACGTGTATTACAACCCGACTTCATCGCAGCCGACACCACCGGTGAATGCCGATACGTTCACATCTTTGGCTCCCCTATTGGTGGACCCAAGAGAATACACAACTGATACTCACTCGTTCCATGTTGTTAGTCAGGTGATGTTGGGGACTGATGCTACGCAGGGGGATAAACCCAACGAAACTTTGACTTTCAGATATGATGAGATTTAAATATAAATATTAGTAACCGCTTTTTAGGTTACTTTCCTACTTTTTTATTAATATTTTTATTTTAATACTTTATTTTAACATCAACCAAAAGCTTTATATACTTGAACCACTTATAAAGCAATTGGTAAATTTAATGACAAGACCACCGGCCTTATGTCAAAACAAAGAATGGCTCTATCAGAAGTACATAGTGGAACGGCTATCAACACCAAAGATCGCAGAAATTATCGGGTGTCAACAAGAGACAGTGGCTAAAGCCCTGAAACGTTTAGATATCCCTATAAGAATTGGATCCGAGGCTCACTCAGGCGACCTACACTGGCACACCGGCAAAGCGACTCCACAGTCAACCAAAGATAAAATCAGTAAGTCTGTAACTGCTTTAGGTGGCTATAAAGATAAACGCCCTGAGCAGTGTAAGAAACATTCTATAGACATGACAGGTCCGAAGAATCCACGTTATAAGATACATCCATCAGACGAACAGATAGCACAACAAATAGAAACACTGTGCGATACAAACGATAATATGACAATTGTCGAGAGAAAAACCAAGTATGGACATCCAGGTGAAGAACACGGAAATTGGAGAGGAGGGTTGCCTTATAGACATGCAACTTATATAGAACTTCAGGAAGACGTAAGAGATCATTTTGGCAGAAAATGTTTCACATGTGACAAAAATGAGCAAGAGAACGGAAATAGATTAGATACGCATACCACAGATTATCTTCGAATAATACTAGATTACGACGACAGAGAACGTCAATGGCATGTAATACCGCTGTGTAATAGTTGTCACAGTCGAACAAACTTCAATAGATGGTATTGGTTCAACCTACTCGATCATCATTGGGCCATGAATCCCAGTATAGACTTCAATGTGCAGTATTATCCTATCGTGAGTATAGGTGATAGACATGCCAACTAAATGTAGAATATGCGATTTCTGTAATGCACCAACCGGAGGAAAGGATCTAGTCCCTTTCTTTCAATTTCAAATCTGTCCGGAATGTTTGGTTCAACATTATTACAAAGCAGCATTACATGAAGCCTCTCACATGGTTGTAGCACTATCATTCGGATGTATAAACGCCATGGCTTGGACAGATCCGTGGCCTACACCAAAAGACGTAAAAGAACGCACAAAAGGAGAGCAGAACGAACATATAACAGGTTGGTGTACATATGATAGACCTAAAACACTGACTACAGAAGAAAAGCTAATAATAGCGGTTGCTCCGGCTGCAGCAGCTGCCATTACAGATAATGTGTGGCCAGATCCAAATTGTTGTGAGATTGGAGGTGAAGGCGACGAAATTGATATACAACTATTGCTAGGTGGCAAATTAGGCAAATATAGGTTAGAACATAGGAAACAATGTTTGAAGAAGGCGCTGGAAATTTTATCCAACCATCTCGATAGTCTTGACGATATCGCATGGGATATTGCACGCGGTGTAGAAAAAATATACAATCCGGATTTCCTTAACCGACCATAAACTTCAACACACAGGCCTACCCACTCGTAAGCCTGTGATCACACAATCGCCACAATTGTCCGCTCAGGAGGAAGCAACCCCAGGACATCTTCAAACGTCGCCCGTGACCGCTTACCTTTCAACTCTTCGCGAAGTTCATCTGACGCAAACTCATGTGTCCAAACCGGGCGTCCAAGAGTTTCGCTTACCGCATCATGGAACACAGCCCACGGCATCAAGAGTCGTGAATTGTACATCTGGAACTCCGCGATCTCTTGTGCTGTCCAATCCTTCCAGAACTCAGTTTCACACAGTTTGACGGCCTCGTCATATCCAATGTCAATCCGTTTTATCTTTATCGAGCAATTAATCTGTTGTATTTGCATATGCTTACCTCCTAACCATAACTCCGAGCCTCTGACTTCTCGACGAGGGCTTCATCTTCTTTTCTTTTCGCCTCGCAATCCTCACAGTGACATTCCACTGCTTGTGGTCCCATCGCAACAGCGTAAGCCAGATGGTTCATTCCCTCACCCATCACACCTAAACCGTACCCGCAGGCTTCATCCGCTTGGAGTCTGCGACACACCGGATATTTTTATCCTTCTTCTGGTGTCCACATCTCCCAAGAACGACATTTCTCGGTACAGTCTCTATCAACAAAGTAGCAACACATCTTCTCTTCTTTCTTTTTAGCCATATACCATTAACTACTTTTCTACTATTTAAAGCCTTTGGTAGTGTTGAGTTACGTACTGATGTTACTTTTACGTTCCAATTAACTTGGTGATAAAATGTTATTCTTAGATTCCATAGTCGAATACATAACGACTTTTGCGCCGAACATCGCGCAGGCGTTACTCGTTCTAGTCGTAGGATTTCTCCTGGCTAGGATTGCCGCCGGCGTCAGCACACGCGCATTAGGCGTCGCAGGCTTAAATGCTAAAATCGCCGAAATGTTCAAGGTGGACGCAGCAGACGCAGACCACATGGTAAAAGAAAATCTATACTATGTTATGATGTTCTTTGTGGTAGTTGCGGTGTTCGCTGCACTCGGTGTAACTGTCCTAGCAAATCTCATGACCGGAATGGGACTATTTGTAGCCTTCATTCTGATACTAGCATTGGCATTCTTCCTTGATTTAGGCGAGAAAGCCGAAACCGTCATGAAAAAGGTACCTAGATAGGTACATCCTTTTTTTCTTTTTTACATTCTCTTCTTCGTTTTACGTCTCTCATAACTTTGACTATCACGTTCTGAACGTGTTAGTGGAGATTTTATGAGTAGTCCAACACTCGAATATTATTGGTTGAAAACTCTATCCGACGGTGTAACCGTGATTCCACAGTTTGACTTCGTCACAGGCGAGTCAACGAGATGGAATGCAAACAGTGACGAACTCCTACAAGTATCATTGGTACCATTCACGGTTGACCTTGCAGAGAAAGTCATCCGGAAAGGGACACCAGCAATAGCAACAACTAACCCGACTTTTATATTCAGACTGAAACCCGGTGAAACCGCTGAAGCAGGGTTAACCGGCGACCTAACAATCTTCGACTATTATAAATGCGATATCTGTGGCAACGAATTCAAACACGTAGACGGTACGAAGTATGCAGAGTGCCCGAAATGTGGCACCCGCGATGAATGGTACTGTGCTCGGTGCGATCAGTACAAATTAGAACATCGAGTAACCTCGAAAGGCCAGGTACAATGCCTGGACTGCGATATTGAAATGGGTCTAAACCGTGTCGTGCATCTCAAAAGAAAGACTTCAACAACTCATACCTGTGACTACTTCATACGAACAGCAACCCGAACACTCACAGTGAAAGATAATGGATCAGTAATCTACGAGTAAATGGACGTTTCATGATTATCGGTATAAGTGGTGTCAATAGCGATCCAGGCGTAGGATCTTCATACACAACTATTGAAGTTTCATACACCATAGACGAAAACAACGTCTACACCATCGATCAGGGAACGCTTATTGGAACCGATCCCAACACATACGAAATAAATCGGTTCTACGCCACCAGAATGCGTATTTTGGCGAGTCCACTTTTGCCCATTGACTCAGACTTCCTATCACTGAAACACGTTGCCCATCAGTACACAATGGACACTACGTTCCTCCTTCCCATCCAGCACTACGACATGGGAATCTTTGTTATACTCGCCGCGGCATCAAGATTACCGGCGGACTCTGTCATAAACAGTTTGATATGGTCCTGGGCGACCGTACTCGATCAATCATACCGAGCGATAAAGAATGCCACTAACGACTTGACGCTGCCCAATGCTACCGGCACAACCCTTGACGAAATCGGTGAAGTATACCA